GTATAGCGGATCGTTAAGAGGAACGTCGCCGGGCCGGTGTACGCCGACGGCGCCGGCGTCGTTGAGCGGTAGGGGAACGCGATCATCGCGATCCCAAGCCCGGCCAGCGCAACGAGGAGGCCCGCTCTCACTTTATCTCGTCCCAGATATCGAGCGTCTTTTGCGCCGCCGTCGCGAGCCGCGCGTCGTCGAGCGCCGCGATCAAAGCGAGGCATTCCCGTGCGTTTAATCCCCCCTGACCCGCCGGGTGCAGGAGTGCGCGGCTGTTTTTCCAATACGAACATGCAATCGATTCCCGTGCTGATTTCATTACCAAGTCCCCTCGTTTTTCTTCCAGGCAATTACCGCCTGCAATGGGTTAAGCCTCAATTCCGGCGGCGGCTTGTATTTCGGTATCGGACCAATTCGCTTAGGCTGTTCGGGCGAAAACGCCCTTGAATACACATCGAAATCTGTCGGCATCGGCGGCGCCACATAATGATGCTCGTCCCAGAGCCGGCGGTTTTCCTCGACCTGCCTGGATTTGTGTGCCGCTGTCCAATCCGTCTTAACTTTTTTAGCGCGCTCCCGTTCTCGTTTCCTCGCGGCCGCTGCGGCAAGCCGGGCCGCGTCAATTTTCAAGCTATCTTGATCGCGCGTCTGTAAAGCGTTCGCGGAACGCCCCCATTGCTCCAAATATTCGTCGGTGTCCGGGCCTAAATTCGGCACATCGCCTTGCGGAAACCAGCGCGTTGCGTGCAATTTATTCTCGCTCATCATCAAGCGTCCGAATTGCCCAGACCGCAATCGCGACAACGCCGATCACAAATAACACGGCCAGCACCGGCAATAGGATCGTCATGGCAGTGTTCGATGCAATACTCGATACAATGCGCGCAAATTTTGCGAGCTTTTAATTATTAGAGAAACCGATTTGGCGCTAAATTCCCCTCCCCTTGGCCCACCGAACCCAAGGGCATTAAGGCGCTCTGCAATCTCGTCGCACTTTGCTCCATTGATTAATTCGGCTCTGATTTCTGGGATTAAGCGCCGCCGAGATGTCGGTAGTTTTTTGTGCGGTCCGGGCAGCATTAAATTAACCGAGTCTTCGTAAATTGCCCACCGGTACTTAACTTTCACGGCTTCTATGTTGCCTCTGACAATCGCATTGTTGATCGATTTTTTCGTTCGATTTAACCGTTTAGCCGCCTCCGCCGTCGTAATTGTTTTGCGTTTCGGTAACTTGTTGCTGGGGGTAGAAAACCGCGCAAAAAACCTAGTAATAAAATTGACCATATCAATTAGTCTCCCGACCAAATTTAAGAATATCCTCGATCCGGCGCACCGCGCCCTCGGCATCGTCAACGAACATCTCGAGGGCGCGCTGTTTTGCCCGCTCAAGTGCCTCAAGATCAAGGTGGTCCGCGAACCCGTCCGCAAGGTCGATCGCGTCTGCGAGGCGATCCTGGGGCGCCCGGAGGGCCATATACAAGGCGGCGACCGTCAGCGAGTAAAAGGAGGGCGAGGGGGTCATTGGGCACCCCCGATCGCGCCGAGGAACCCGGCCAACGTCGCAAGCGAAGCGGCGTTCTCGTCTACCAGGGCCGGCGCGTCGTCAACGATCTCGGCGCGGGCGAGCAAGACGCGCTCGGCGGGCGTGAGGCGGTCGCGGCATTGGAGATCGTGAAACTCGGAGCGGGTGAGGCGGGGGCGGGTGAAGGTGGCGGTCATTTCGATGCCCCCTTGTTTGAAGCGTCGAGGGCGCCGTCAAAAATCGTGTATGTCGTTTCCATGTTCGTCACTCCCCATTCGTTTGATCAGATCAGATCGCCGCCGCCGCGATTGACGAGCGCGACACGATTTTCGAGCGACAGCATCAATTCGCGGTTGTCGAGATAGCGGCGCGCTCGGCTGATTTTAACCATCCCAACTTGCACCAGCGTACCGCCGCTTTGCTGCCAGCCGTAGCTGACGACTTCACCGGATTTCGCCGCCGTTACTGTCTGAGCGACTACATGCCCTGCTTCGATTAGTACTGCCGTTGTCTTGGTCATCTGGTTCTCCTTCGTGTTTCGTGTTGGTTGGTCAATATCGAAACCCTAGTTCGTATCAAGTCTGCTTGTCAACGGGTTATTTAATAAGGGGGGGGGAATTATTTTATCGACCTCGGCGATTCGCTCGCCAATCCAAAACATACAGGGTACAGCCATCGAATTGCCCAAAGCCTTGTATCGGGGGCCATCGGCGGCGGGTTTGCCCCGGTACGGGATCAGCGTGTAATCGTCGGGGAAGCCTTGAAGGCGTTCGCACTCGCGGGGCGTCAGACGACGGACAGCGGAGCCTTGCCGAACGGCAGGTAGATTATCACCCATATCCTTGCGGAGAGTGCTAACAATGGATTGTTCGCCTCGCGGCCCTGCGCGGCGGGCGATGCTGCCGGGTTCAAACGCCACGGCCTCGACCGGCACCAACCCATGCTCATCGCGACCCCCCGAATGAGCATCTCCGTTGCTCACGAGGGTTGAGGTAACAAGATCCCCGCCCCGTGCGCTAGGACGGTTGCCTCCCGCAGTAACGGCCTGGGCCTTGTCGGCCAGCCGAGCGTTGTAATCCTTGTTGCTGTTCGATGGCGTGATCGAATAGAAGGCGGGCGCTTGGCTTTTAATTAGTGACGGCGAAAAATTAACGTGCAGATCCATGTTCTGCGTATCGCCGCGCTGCCACTCAAAGGCTACCGGCACCAATGGCGTTCCGCGCCCCGTGCCGTCTTCGGACGCATCGAAGCCCTCGGCTCGGAGGCTATGCGCGATTAACCCGCCGTCGCAGTCGAAGTCGGTTCCAAGTCCGCCGCCGCCTTTAGTGCGTGCGCTAATTGTTGGGGCTATGTCGTTGGTGAAGTCGCCGGGGAACCCGCTACACTGGTTAGCGCCAACCGTAAGGCTGTCGGCAACTCTTTCCCCCGCTTGGCGGCTCGGCGCAGGATGCCCCTGCAAGCTGTGGCGCTCAAATAGAACCGCCGCGGCACGTCGCCAGTCTCCAAGATATCCGACAACGAAGACGCGACGGCGGCGCTGTGGAACTCCGGCGTACTGAGCGTCAAGAACTCGGTAGGCGAACCCATACCCGAGTTGCGCCAGCCCTCCGAGGAAGGAGCCAAAATCCCTTCCTCCGTTAGATGACAGGACGCCGGGGACGTTCTCCCAGACCAGCCAGCGGGGGCGATATCGGTCAGCAATCGCCAGATAGGTGAGCATGAGGTTGCCGCGAGGGTCAGCCAATCCTTTTCGGAGTCCGGCGACGGAGAACGATTGGCAGGGGGTGCCGCCAACGAGAACATCGATAGCTGCATCGGGCCATTCCTTAAATTTAGTCATATCGCCCAAATTGGGCACGTCGGGGTAATGATGCGCCAGAACCGCGCAAGGGAATTTCTCGATATCGGAAACGAACGCCGCTTGCCAACCAAGGGGGTGCCAGGCGCAACTCGCCGCCTCGATCCCCGAACATACTGACCCAAAAATCAATGCGAAATCCTCCCTTAAAAACATCCCCGTTGACTATCCTACCGGCCCGGAATAATGTCAAGTATACTTGCTAATATGCTATACTAAACCCTCAAGTATGCCCCCCCAAAAAAGGGGGGGGCATACTAACCCAACTATACTAGCCTAACTAGGACTAACTTGGCGGATACCCGCCATATACTAGGCCTTACTAAACGAGTTGGGGGGGGCCTAACTAACACTTCCCCCCCCTATAAGGGGGGAAGTTAGTATAGCCCCGCGATTTTGAAGGAGGAGAACGCTGTGGAAAAATCAAAATTGATCCCGGTCTGGGAGAACGAAAACGAGACGATCGACGCGGCACTTAAACCGCTCGATCGGGTGGCGTCTAAGATGGAGCGGAAGTGGGGCGTCGGTCGTCTCCCCTACCTCGTCGATCCCGATCTCGCTCAGAAGTTTACAAACACGAAGCTGAAACTTGACAATGCGATCGACGGTAACGACCGCGAAAAGGTCGCCCATGCCGCCGATCAAATGATCCGGGCTTGGAAGGCGCTCGACGCGGCCGCAATCGAAGCCGGGGTCGATCCCCGGCCGGATACGGTCTGGGAGGTCAGGCGGGCCGGAAAACCCGTCACGATCGTCTTTCACCGCGAAGATGTCGGAACCTACCCGGATGCGCTCACGCTCGCCGAACTCCTCGAGGCCTACCATATCGTGCGCGAGCGCCCGATCGTCAAAGCGGCGATCCTCGCGTTTCCGGGCGCCACAGTCGCGCAGGCTAGTGCGCCCCGCGCCGGGACTTGGGAAAAGGAATTGGACGACGAGATCCCTTTTTAGCGAACATGAGGATTAGCCAATGATCGAACCTTTTGAGTTTTTCGTAAGCGATACCAAATCAACGCGCGTCGTCAAAGTGACCGTCTCGGAGATCGAAATCGAACGCAATTCCGATATCCGGGCGCTGCTCGGGCAAAAAGTCACAAATGCGCTGTATCAGTTGGGGGCCGTAGGCGAGAACCTTTAAGGTATATTTACAC